CTCTGGGTTAGGTTGCATCATTTGATCTAATTGCTGGATCATATCGCCCCTATTTGGTAGGCTAGAACTAGCAATAATGCCTTTTAGGATCATTGGCAATACTGGAGTGTCAGGACCAAGGGTCTGGAGCAATGCGATAAGTTGTTGTTGCTCGTATTCACGGGCAATGATGCCTAAAGTAGCCATTGGGATAAACTTAAAGTCTGCTGCAGGATAACGCTCAGGATCAAACTGCATGAATCTCCACGCTGCCTTACGAATCAACGGCACGAGGAAGTCTTCTTGGAAGTTTGTTAGGGTACGCTTGTACTTCTTGACAATACCAGCGACAGACATCGACATCTGAGCCGCACCATCACGAGTAAACGCTGTTGGTTGTCCAGAAGCATCGGTTGTGCCAGTAGCCTGAAGAAGCATTCTCTCAAAGTTCTGGCTAATAGCTAAGTTGCCGGGATCAGTCGTACCGAACTTGAATGGGAATAGGATCTCTGCTGGATTACCGTTAGTGAGGATTGCTTTGCCGGGTTTGACTTCAAACTTAGCGCCACGAGGTAATCGTGTAGCATCCATCGCAATCATTGGCGATGTGGTGAGAGCTAGGCTGTCAAGGTGTGAACGCAATTGAGCGTCAATACCTTTTTGCATATTGTACGCCTTCTCGACTGTGCCACGACCCCAGAAGCGATTTGGTACTGTATCATCCTGATATGCTACGACAGGACGATCCTTCATCATGTAAGGCGTTTTCTCTGCCTTGAGGAGTAAGTCGCCATTAGCAACAACAACGATGGCTTCGACGAGGTCGCTATATTTATCCGCAGTGCTATCCTCCGGAAATAAGTCAACAACTTCTTCACCTTCTTTGTTCTCCAATTGTTCAATGTATTCACGAGGGACTAAACCGTAATACTTCATGAGAAGTACTTTGTCGTCTCTAAACTGTGTGGTTTCCTGTGTTGGCTCAAGATCGTCGTCTTGTCCGTAGGGCTGGATATCTACCTTACGATAGATACCTTTCTCGATACCAGACACAATTTGATGAATTGACACATAAGACTCAATAGCGACTCCCATTGCATCCTCAATGGTTGTTGCATTAGGATCAATGAGGAAGTTCTTTGGATTGATGGGATTTAGCTTGACGCAGGTATATTCCTTCTCCATCACTCCGTAGGCGGCAGTACCATCTTGCATTGGCATTGTCTGTGGGAACATCTCAGTTTTCTTAGAGACTGTCAGTTCACCAATACCAGTACCGTAAATCTCAGCTAACAACTCAACCTGAGTGATAGCCTTTCTAATGTTCTCTTTCTCTAGGTCTTCTTTGAGCTGGAGTTTAAGGATTTCAATATCGATAAGCTGTTGATCGGCAACATCATCAGCGATGTCAAACCATTCACCGTTTCCGAATACTGCTTCACAAATCTCTGCGTGTCTTGTTTCCACAGCTTGCTGAGTCGCTGGGGAGATAATACGGCTGCGCTCAGATTCTCTAGTGCGGTCTTCTGCAGCCCACTTACCTCGAAATATTCTTTCATACTCTTTCCATTCTTCTAAATAGTTTGTATCTCTGTGGTCTCTCCACCGATCACAGTGAGAGACAACGAACTCGACAATCTCTTTGTCTGATTCGGTTGGTTGCTCGAACTCGTTTTGTCCTAGTTCGTCTTTTTCAAATTCAGCCATGATTTTCCTTTAATAACCAGAAATTACATCTAGTACTTCGTAATCGTCTTCTTCGTAATCCTGCTGATAGCTAGTTAAAGCCATCTGATCAACATACGCTAGTGCGTCCACAAGGTCATCATGGACATTAGCGGTAGGAAACTGGAGTACTTGATCTACAAACTCTTTCCAGTCTTCATCTTCGTTAAGGGTAATCCTACCGTGTTCAAACCTACCCTGTAACGCCCAAGCTACTCGCTCAGTCTTTTTCTTGTTACCATGCGTCAAATCTGTGATGTGGAAGTAAACATTGTTCTTCCTCATCAAATCGTTTAAGTAGGGATGCACTGCATTCTTTAGCGCCCCTCTTTCAATTCCTACAGCCATCGGTTTGTATTCTTGTACAAGTCTAAGTATCTTTCCCGCTGTCTCTTTAATATCCCAACGACCATGTACAATCTTCTCAACGAACCAATCTCCAGTATCTTCTACTTTTACAATTGCGATAGCGGATTCATCTAACCGTTTCTTAGAAGCGCCTGCATTCTTAGCAACCTCTTCAAAACCGGCAAGGTCGATGGCGATGATGTAGTCGCCATACTGCGGAGCCTCGCCATACTTAATCCACTCTTCTTTGAATATCTCCTGACCGGCATTGTCAAAAGAAGCCTCATACTCTTGTTTGAATGCAAACGATGAAAGTGTTTTCTTCGCTGCGTCCACCTCTTTCGGGTCAATCGTCTCATTGTCTTTAGTGGTGAAGTGCCATGCTTTCCATTCTTCGTCTTCTTCTGTACAGCCTAGTTTATACATATCGTAAAACCAGTTACGCCCTGACGGAGTGGAGATGAACATAGCCTCTCCCTTGTTATCCGACAGAGAAGCACGAACAATCTTCTCCCACGTCTCCTGCTTAATAAACGCACACTCGTCGAGGACTGCGTAATACAGACTCAGACCACGAAGAGTATCACTGTTGTCTGCACCACGAACATGAATCTTACGACCATTCACTAAGGTGATGTCGAGATTGTTAATGTGTGCCGACTTAATAACAGGTCTACCGATCTCTAGGAGGCTGTCCCAGATGATTTGTCTGGACTGTCCTAGGGTAGGGGACACATACAACACTGCGCTGCCCTCTGGTGCCTCTAATGCCTTGATAATGAGCATCATTGTAGCGAGTCTGCTTTTACCGCACCGCCGCCCGGCTGCTATCACTTTAAAGCGAGTTTTATCCTTAAAGACTTCAGTTTGCCAACGCAACAACTTAAAGTCAAGCGTTGTCATCTTCTTCCTCTACAGCGCCCATGTCCACGACATCAGCAGTTATTTCTGGTTGTGTTAGCGATGTAATATTGATGCTGATCTGTGGAGTGGTTCCACCGTTCTTTGCTGCATCGAATACCGACACCGGTAATATTCTATCGACACATAGCTTCAGTGCCGCCATGTTATCCTTATCGTCAGGGTTCAATGCTTTAGCGATAAGTGTTTCAATTATTTTATCTCCGGAAGTGCCTAGCAACCTTGCTTTGAATTCAGCAATTCGTGCAGAGTCTCCGGCAGGTCTTCCGACCTTACCCCTATTACCCTTCTTCTTCGCCTCGATGTCCTTCTTTAGGGGACGACCTAACTTACGACGAACAATCTTAGGACGTTGTTTCTTTTCGACAACATCAGTTGTTACTTCTAATTCGTTTGACAAGTCTTTATCCTTTTTGGAGACATTGCGTACTATATAGGATTTACGCTATCGGAGAGGTTTCTATAGGAGAAGAATATAAATCATCCTATATCGCTATCGGATATCCCTAACATCCGACATAGTACTATACTGCGAACTATATCATACTTTTACTTAAATTACAATGATTATGGTAATGCACTTTGTTAAGCATACACCTTAGTCCATCCTGTGCGGGACTTCATAGTCTTGATTGGTCTCCGCAACCTATCCGACATAGTCCCTACGGTGCGCTGATTCCGTCATTGACTATATTATGCGTAGGCGTTCGACTCTGTCCCTTTATTGTCTACTTTAGACTCCGTATAAATATACTTTATTATCAAGTACTTACATTGCAGTGTAATATAGTTCTTTTTTACTATTTTGTATACTTGCTTTTTACTGTTTTATATACAGTAGCGGCTCCGACAACATTACACAACACAGTCATACCCTCCCCCCCTATGTTGTTTTTATACAACAATATCGATATATACGCATATACGCATATTAGCACTCTACTGACTAGACTGCTAACAATAGAGTAAAGCTATCGGGTTGCATGAGGGGCTATGTTGCACCTTTATAGTGCAACCTAGTAAACCTAAGTTGACACTTGCCGTCATAGTCTAAACCTATCGACATTGGCACTTGATAGCCAGACACTATCAACACCTACGGGTAAACCCTTAGATACTGTTTAAACTGCAATACAGGGTCATAGCGACGATTTAGCGCTAGGTTAGGGGTCAGTATCAACAGGTTAGCGTTCGCAGTTTTCGAGGGTAAACCCTAAGTATAAAGACTGAGAGAATCATTACTTTTGGTTATATCGCCCAACTGTGAATTGATAGTTAAACGCTATCACGGGAACAAACCGATAGAAAAATATCATTGGATAAAAGTGTTGCAAACCCTCATACTAGGGCTTAGTAGTAAGTAAGTTAAACAAAACAAGGGAAACAAAATGGCAACTGAAAAACAGTATTACGACAGAGTGGCGCAGATTGATGCCGCTTGGAATACAGTTAGGCCTGTTGGTGCTTATTGGTCTTACATCACAGATGAGTGCGTTGATTGGGATAATGCTAGTCACTGTGAAAAAAACAGCCCAGAGTTTTGGGACGCTATGTTGATGAGTTTAGATTGCTCTGCAGCAACTAGACTCGAAGACATGGGTATCAAGTGGAGTAGTTTTCCAATAGCATTAAATTATTAACAGTAGATAAGAAAGGGATTAATATGACAATGTCACATGATGAATTAGTAGCAAAGCGTAACGCTAAAGGTAATTGGGATTCTACAAAGCCTTATCTTGGCGCTAAATATGTGGTTGCAAAGCCTCAGAAAACTACTTATAAGATTCAAATGCGTGAAAGCGGTGACGTGAGTTTTTACACGATTGACCACTTAAGCAGTAAAAAGAAAGCCGAGCATTATCTGAAAGAGTATCAAGCATACAAACCAAATAGCGAATTCATTATTGTAGAATACAAAGGGGATTAATATGACTCACTTAATAGATATAGATTTATTGCCTAATATCGGCTCAGTAATAGATCTCGGCACTGCGCCAATTGATTGGGATCCAAAGGCGGGTTTAGAGTTTGCAGATGCGCCTTATGACTTTTATCAGTATATTGATGAAGTGCTAGGTTGGAATGCATCTGAGGATAATTGCATTGCTGACCAATTCAAAAGATGTTTTTTTGAGTTATTAGATAAAGAAATATTTCGTAAAGGTTTTAGAGATAATATGCAATTTACTATTACAATGCCTGTGAAGTTTTTTGCAGTATCGTTTAATGTTTGTATTTATCCTGATAATTGAAAGGAATTACCATGAATGACAACTATAAAACCCTTTGTTTTAAAGATGCGAAAACTAGTGAAACTGTTTGCACGTTAATTGTGGAATTTCATGAAAACGAAAACTATTGGGCTGTACTAGATACTAAATCGCCAATATTTAAAACCTATGAATTTATGATTGAATGCGCTTTGTATGGTATCAATGAGGGTCAGACCCATTTTGATTGCTATGAGGGTGATGATGGCAAACCACTAGCGTTCTGGGCGTTGACTAACAAAGCAATATAATAGTTTTACAGTCAATCTGATGATGGGCTAATGCCCGAAACACTCGCAAGGGTGTCATTGACAATGCAGTATCCTAACTTGGAGGTATTACAAATGAGAAAAGCAAACAGCATCAACGCACAGCAAGAGCTGTCAAACATTCTTGCAGACATCAAAGCAGATACGATTTATACAGTTTTGCGCCATGTATCTAGTTCAGGGATGCAAAGGGAGATCAGCGTTAAGATGATCGATGCAGGGCGCATCATTCATCTTGATTGGCTCGTTAGCGAGGCATTAGGAATTAGACAGGGCAAAAAAGGCGGTTTAGTTGTTAAAGGCTGTGGAATGGACATGGGCTTTCACTTGGTGGATAACATTAAGCGTGTCTGTGGTGCTGGTAAAACTTTCCGCCATGAATGGATCTAATCATGCTTAGAGAATCAGATATTCTTAAAGAATCAGGCTCTTATTGGGTCTTAAAATGCAAGACAGGATTTGATGTTATGAAGAATGTAGGCACACACTCAAAAACAATCGCCAGCTTTAGCAAAGCTCAATTAGACTTAGCAGAGGCGTATTTTAATTACATGGTTAAGAGGGAGGTATCAGATGCTTAAATCTTTATTACTCACGGGAGTATGTTTATACACTTGTTTAACTGCTGTTTATGTCATTGTCTTTTATCTATGAAAGGGATTAAAAATGGATAGATTTGACTATTACCTAGAATTTAT